CCTGACGCGTGCCACCCTGACGGGTGCCAACCTGACGGGTGCCGACCTGACGCATGCCAACCTGACGGATGCCGACCTGACGCATGCCAACCTGACGCATGCCAACCTGACGCATGCCAACCTGACGGATGCCACCCTGACGCATGCCAACCTGACGGGTGCCGACCTGACGCATGCCAACCTGACGGGTGCCAACCTGACGCATGCCAACCTGACGCATGCCGACCTGACGCGTGCCAACCTGACGCCAATCCGCGACGATATTTGGGCTGTCCTATGCAGTGCTCCTGCTGAAGCTCCCGCGCTTCTCCAAGCGCTGAAAGACGGCAAGGTCAACGGAACGGCCTATGAAGGACAATGCGCCTGCCTAGTAGGAACAATTGCCAATGCCCGCCATTGCAACTACGAAGAGATTCCGGGGCTCAAGCCGAATGCCTCACGCCCGGCTGAGCGCTTCTTCATGAACATTAACAAAGGCGACACGCCGGAAACTTCGCAATCCTGCAAGATCGCTGCGGAGTGGGTCGAGGACTTCATCACGCGCATGACAGCGGCATTCGGAGCAAAGTAGCTATGAGCCAATCACTAGGGACGGATCGGATCAAGGATTACCAAGATTGGTTGACTTGCGGTAGGTGCGGGGAAACGCAGTGCCGCTGCTGTCCGGTCTGTGGGGCATCTCTGTTCGACTTTTGCGACTGCTACGATGCACCAGCAGAACCCATCATGCTATGCCCCAAATGCGGAGAGAACGACCGCATTCGTTGCGGCAACGCTGACTACCAGTCAGACGGGGAATGGTTCGATGAAGATTACGCTGAGTGCAAGTCATGCGGCCACGTTGGAGACCCGCAATTATTCGAGGACGCAGCACTAGCACCACCAGCACCACAGCCGGAACTACCAAGGCCAGTGAACCACAGGAAAGGGAATCAATGACACTAGAACAGAAGCGCAAGATTTGGGCGCAAGCCACGCCGGGGCCGTACCACTTCAGCCGTGGATTGGACGATCTTCGCATACATGGTAGCGATCACGAGGTGTTTGCCAAGTTCTTGGGCACTGATGATCCAAACCTGCAAGTCTTCATCGACGGTCGCACCCACCTCGAAACCCTAGTCGCGGCGTTGGAGAAGATTGCCTCATGGCTGGAAAAACAATCAGCGGTGATGAGCATGGACGCCGAGTCATGCGAGGAATCGGGAGATCCCGAAGAAGCCAATAACCTGCTGGAATCAGCCGCTAATTTCGACAGCCAATCCAAGCTACTTCGCGAAGCTCTCAACTCCCTGAACGATGAGAAATAATGCCAATCCAGATCACAACCCGGCGTAGGAGGCTCCACAAGGGCCACGATTGGGCAGCCTGGGTCACGGGAGACACGCGGTGGTGGTGGGATCGCCGCAACCAAGAGCGAAGCTATCAAGGGCCTGAAAAGGCTAATTCAAAGAATCGAGGAAACGAAATGACGATCACTGAAGTTTTGCAACTCTACCCGCGAACCAAGGCCGAGAATTGGAAACAGCATCCTAACGGCGAGGGCTGGATTCACGAAGACGCCAAGGTATCACCTAAAGCGTTCATTGGTCCGCGTGTCGCTGTGCGGGGCGGCACCATCTGGGGCGGCACCATCGAGGGCGGCACCATCGAGGGCGGCACCATCTTGGGCGGCACCATCTGGGGCGGCACCATCGAGGGCGGCACCATCGAGGGCGGCACCATCGAGGGCGGCACCATCGAGGGCGGCACCATCTTGGGCGGCACCATCTGGGGCGGCACCATCGAGGGCGGCACCATCGAGGGCGGCACCATCGAGGGCGGCACCATCTTGGGCGGCACCATCTTGGGCGGCACCATCTCCGAAAACGCCATCATCAAGATTGGCGAGGACTATGTGACGCTCCTGAGCGTTGCCGAATGGGGAGCAATCACCGGACACAGAACGACGGATGGTTGGGTTATCGTCTGCGGATGCCGCCGATTCACTTTGGCCGAGGCAATGGATCACTGGAAGGATCGCGAGGACCGAGCTGGAACCAGAATGGCCGTAGATGTTATCGCACAGATCGCCAAAAAACGTGGTTGGTAGGCTAATTCAAAGGGAGGTAGGGGAATGAGCAAGGTTAAGAATTTTGGTAAGCATGTGGTGATGAGCATTGCGAGCGGTCGGCTGTTGTGCGACTTCGGGGACATGCACGAGGCCATCGAGTTTCTCGCGCAAGAGCCTGTGTTTACGCATCAGTTAGCCTCTAGCAAGTTTGCTGACTGGTTGAGCGAGGCGGTTTACGCTCAGTATCCCGACCTGCGCGAGCTATCCAAGTCAATCATTGATAACTTGGATGCCAATCCAAAAGCACTGCGCGAGGCATCACAGGCGCTTTCAAAGGAACTGGCGAAGACGGTCATGCCACTGCAACCCGCCGCCAACTTCGAGGCAAAGGCGAAGCTCATGCGCGATTCCTTCATGGAGCCACTTCAACGCATCGGGAGCGCCAAATGACCCACCTACTAGATCAAGCCGACGAACGCGCAGAACTGGACGGGGAGGAGTACGATGACTACCTAGCTGTAGCTGGTGTAGCGTGCATTTGCCTGACCTGTGGCGAACGATCGACCGTGGACCCGCACAATTTAGACTCCTCCAGATACCGGATGCTATGCGGGGCTTGTGGCAAGCACATCATGGTCGAGGATGAGATAAGCCCTGAGACTTGGGGAATCCTACTTTGCAAGCGCATGGGCCATCACGGATGTATCGCCAAGGACACCACGGGCCATGAGTGGCATTTTGAAAGGGAGGCAGTATGAGGCAAGTCAGCGAGAAAAGACGCCGAGCGCATCAGAACGCTTTCGATGCGGCAATGAAGGTCATGGAAGCACGCAAGGAAGCCAAGGCTGATCACATCCTCAAGGCCGAGAAATCCGTCTGTGGATTAGCCAAGGAGTGGCGTGCTTTTAAGACCGGGTACTTAGATCCACGGTGCGTTGCTGGCAAACTGGTAGCGGCTATTGACGAGCTAATAAAAGCTGAGAGTGAACAAGCCCTAGACCAAACCAAAGCCCCACACAAATAGCACTTCTAGGTCTGTAGTATTACAGGCACACCACTGCTGCTCTGGGTCTTCCCGTGCGCTGTTTCCGATGTTCTGGAAGTAAGCCCTAACGAGTAGCCAGTTTGTATCCCGAATGTTCTCCCAGCACAGTGCGAACCGTAGTGTTGTTCTCCCCTGACCCGTCGCTTTGAGGGAGAATCACGGGCGTGGTCTTCCCGGTGTCGAACGTCGAGGATAGCGTTACCGCGTCCTCGCGCCTCCGTCGTGGTCTTTGCTGGCACGCTTGCAGGCAGGAGTGGAGCTTTGAACACTGTGCTACGTGCGTATGTTCCGACAGAGCTTCTACGTGAGTTTGCTGGGATGCTTGTTGGCGTGGATTTATTGGCCTTGTGGAAGAACTGGTGGTTCGCGACACGCCGTGCTGGTCCAAGGTTTGCATGATAAACCGCTCGCAAGACCATGATGCAACGGGTGGAAGGTGAAAGTCAAGCGGGACGTTGGCGTAGATGACTGTGCGAGCAGTTTACCTTGGCTCCGCCCCGCTTGCCGATCCTGCGCCACTGGGGTAGCGCAAGCCTAGAGTAACACAAATTTGCCACGGTTCAAATTTAGCGACGGTACGCGGCCTACGTCGCTGCTACGATAACCTTCCATGTTGGATGTCCGTAAAGCATCACCTCCTTTACTGCACTGTCTCTGAGGTGCTGTCGTATTGCGCTCGCAGGATATCTGCATTCCAGAGCCTACGAACACCCATACCAAGCATCTCCACGTTAACCGAGTTGCGGCGAAGCTGGCCGATCATCCCATTAACAGCAAGAACGGTTCGACCCATCTCCGCCGCGATTGTTTCCGCAGTGGCCTTGTCCTTTCGGCGGCGGATCAAGTATTCCACTTCGGATTGCGTCCAAAGCTGATTGCTTCGATTCGCCCGATGTCCGCGAGTCCTGCGTTTCATCGGAACACCGTTGGTCCGAAGGCGAACCACCATCTTGCTAATCGCAAATCGGGTGTGTCCCATTGACTCGCAGATATCATCGAGTTCAACTCCTTCATCCCACTGCTTCATCAGCGTCTTGATTTCTTCATCCGTCCAACGATGTCCGTGCTGCGCTTTCATTCCCATATTTCCTCCCTACCTCCAATTCCCCGCGTTCCTGGTTTTGGGTTACTTCAGTGAATTGAGCCAGTCGAGGGATTCAATAGCCTCAACCTTCCAGACTCCGTAGGTCGCCCGAATATCTGGAGATACCCGTTCTCCATGAAGACTAATCAAGTCCTCAATCATCAACAGACGCGCTTCCACCGCCTTGATTGCTGTTTCTCGTGGTGTCATTTGCTGCGTTCCTGAACCTGCTTCCACATGCCATCGAGCCAGTTGATCACCCAATCAGCGTCCTTGCCTTCCTTCAGAGCCTCCATCACCACCTTATCCAGTTCCGCCGCGTTGTATTTCAACTGACGGCCAAGCGCGTAGATATGGCAGCTTTGCGACATGGTTAGCTCAGGACACTCGAAAAGGATGCCTCCGGCCTTCCGGCTAGTCCAATACAGTTCTTGCGCCTGGAGGAGCTTCAGGAACTTCTCTTGCTCCGCTGGTGCCGTGATCTGGTTGGAGTGCTGATACCCCGGGCCAAACTCCCTGAGAAGCTGGTAATAGCGCTCCTCATTGCCGTCGCACGCATCCACCATGCTATCCCGCAGCTTCTTGACCTTGCCGAGCCACAGGTAATTTGCGGTCTTTGGCTTCGCCTTCCCCTTGGTGGTTTCGGGGATTGGATCTTCGGCTAAGTCAGCGGGGGGTTGCGGATCGCTTCCCGGAGCGACCGGGGCTGCATCCAACATGGTCGAATCTTCCGGCGATGCCGAAAGGACACTCCCCCCGCCTTTGTCCGAGCCGTCGCCCGAACCTCGTTGCCGCTCTATCGCGGCGAGCTTTTCATTCTTGACCTTTTCGCGTTCTTCCTTCGATCCTGAATCATTCCAACCGCCCTTGCCGGGAAGCTCCGACTCATCGAGCATTCCGAGGCCGCAATGTCCCAAGATGGCCCTGCGCTTCGCCTTCGTCGCTGCCTTCATCATGGCATTGCAAAGAGCTTCCCCGGAGAGTCCCTTGATGTTGACAGCACCAAGATCGTCGGTGACTCGCGTATCACCCGGAGCACTAGCACGAGCCTGAACAACGTAAACATCCCCCGGCTGCGCTCCCTGCTGGATGATGATGGCCGACAACTGCCGCTTGCTCGCAAGCTGATTGGCGCATTCCTTCTTGGCGTAGAGAACTAGCTTGCCTTGAAGGGAGATCAGATCGAAGGGCTGAGTCGCCGGGTCAAGGTCGAGAAGCTGGCAACGATAGGCGTAGTACGCCGTGCGCTGCGGAGGCGTCAGCCCGGACAGATCACCCTTGACCATCAACTGCTCAATCAACGCCTGCGGCAACACCACAGACTGCTTGGGAACCACATTGCTCGAAACTACCGCAAGCTCATTGCTCATTAGATGCCTCCAGTGTGTTAATGGCTCCGCGAATCCCAACGCGCACAAAAGCACATTCAGCACAGGGGCACGTCAATCCGTGACTGATTGCTCGCACAAAGGCGCGGTTGAACCACAATCTGCGAGCGTCGGAATCCAATGCTGAACGGCGATCCACTATTCCGCTTTTTCTCCTGTCGTTGCTCACTTCACACCTCCCTGTAGTCCAGCCTGTTCAATCCAAGTAACTTCAACTTCCACACGCGCCGGATTTCCGTAGCCCTTGTTGATCGTGCAGCCTGTCACCTGTGAATCATCCTCAAAGACGATCCCCGTGAGCGAGTCGAGCAGGGCCCGAAGCAGCTTGTCCAAGTCAGGCTTGGAAACCTTGTCCATGCCGACCTTAACCGACTTGGGCCGCTCGAATAAGAACAGGGCTTCAACGGAAACAGGAGTGGGCCGCTTCACAAACTGCTTCCCAGCGATTGCCACCATCGCGCAACCGGATACCTCTTGACGCCACGGCTTCAGCTTCTTGTTGGCGCTGGTAATCACCACGCGGCCACCACGAACGAATCCACGCGATGACCCTTGGGGCTCCGGCTTCCCCAGTACTGTGAATGACACGCGATTCTGAATCACCTTCTCCAGTGGAGGCTTGGGGGTCATTGGTAGCCTCTTGAAGTGCGTTTGCCCTTGGGGATGCCGTACCAGATAACACCGCCGCGCCCGATTCTAGTGGCGAGCCTGCCACTCTCAGAGAAGCATGGTCCGTTGCGCAGCGTCTCATTGGATTGCAGGCTGGACTGTCGGCACTGCTGGAAAACAATGGCAATATCATTTGCAGAGGGGATGCCGATCTTATTCCACCTCCACCCATAACGAACGAAGCGGCGATGCGAGCAATTGACAGCACCATCGAGGCTCTTAGTCCAGTAGAATCTGGCCCTGATCTTGTTGGGTAGCTTAGGGGTCACTTGACACCTGCCCATTGCTCAAGGGCAATCATGTTTGGGAGGTTCACGGCTTTCCCCTGCTGCGCCCGGTACACGGCGTTGTAATCGACGCCAGCGGCCCGCGCAGCTTCACGAAGGCTGATCTGCCCTTCCACATAACCGCGTTTCTTCTTGATGGCCTCCGCGAGTCGCTCTCGCTTGCGCTTGGCCTGCAACACTGACGTTGTGCTCATGTAGACAAGGTAGCAAACAAACTTAGCACTTGTCAAACGAATTATCTTGACTAAGACATAATTTCTGTGCAATTCTTCCAATCAAGCGAACGAGACAGACGTAATCTGAGCGCTGTTTCCGCTGGCCTCTCTGGTAGAGGCGAAAATTCAAGGAGGTAGGGAATGGGGACTGAAACGGCGGTTAAGTATCCGAGCAAGGAGTACAAGCATCCCAAGTGCAGGCTGACAGGAACTGACGGAAATGTCTTTGCTTTGGCGGGTCGTTGTAGCCAAGCTCTGAAGGCTAAGGGCCACGATGACATGGCTAAGGAAATGGCCTCGCGGATCTTCAAGAGCAAGAGCTACGATGATGCGCTTGGGATTATGGCCGAATACTGCGACATCAGCTAATGGCCACTGACCCACTCCTCACCTGCCGCGCCTGCTTCCAAATCCTCACGGAGATGGAAGTGGCGCTAATGGATGGTGCCACGGGGGATCAGCTTCGGGAGATTGAACTGCGGTTGGTTAGCGCCCTAGAGAGGGCGAGAGAGGCGGTAGGTCTGTGAATCCAGTCGAGGTGGCTTGCAATGAGATGCTTCAGCGTCATGGATTCTTCGTGTGCTGCACTTGGTTCAAGGAATATCCGATTCCTTCCATACAAGTAACGCAAATCGAGCTTGGGGAAGAGACCGAGATTCGCATCGTTGGGAGAGCTACATTCGATGATTACATGGAGCAGTTCTCTTACTCCGGCGTGGATCTCGATACGTTTCAAGGTGTACCTACTCCGGGGATCAGAGATGCCAAATTCTGGAAGGCGGTAGCGGAATGAAGCCTAAGCGCAAGGTGAAGCGCCCCAACAAGGCGGTTCGTGCTCGTTGGCAGGAGTTTGCTCGCCTTCGGGACTTGGGCCTGAGCCTCCCTGAGATTGGACGCCGGATGTTGGTTCACCACACCACGGTACGTTACGGTCTGATTCAGATGGGGTACAACGAAGTCGGGGGAACGTTTGAGTATAGGGAGGGGATCTGGTGACAGGAACATTGCCATTCTCAGTGAATAGCTCGGTTAGCAAGGAAGATCGGCCAAGGCTTACCGGGCAACTTGGCAGGGTCTACGATAGCCTTATCTCAGCCGACGATCACTTGTGGCTGACGCTGGAAGGGATTGCCTACCTCAGCAAAGCCAACTACGGCGTTGTTGATTCTGAGGCGTCCGTCTCAGCCCGACTGCGGGATCTTCGCAAGGCTGGTTACCACATCGAGAAGCGCAAGCGCTCGGCTGGCTTATGGGAGTATCGCCTGAACTTGGAGTTTCTGGAGAAATCGAATGAAGCGTAAGCCTGTGGTGGCGTGGGCTGTGGTGTTGGACGGAAAATTTGAAGTGGCACGAAAAACCAAGGGCCAAGCGAAATCATATATTTCCTATTGGCTACTGGCTACCAAATCAGACTCCATCCGCATCGTCAAACTCATCGAGGACCGAAAGGGGAAGTGATGGAAGCCAAACCCACCCTATTCGATAACGGATGCGCTGATTACTGCGCCAATTGTAGCATGGCGATCATCAGGGAGTTGCTTGATGGACCTTGGCTCCACGTGGATACTGGAAGCACCACATGCAACCCCCAAAAACCAGTTGCAACCAAACCAGAGGTGGAGTGATGAGTAGCCAATCAATAGCGGCGTTAGGAGTAGTTTCCATGATTACCTCGTGGGGAGTTATGTTGGCCGTGTATCAAATCATCGACCGCATCTGCGCCCATCGAGAAATCATGGCCGGGAAGCAACCTCCGCTTGACACACCACCAGAGGTTCGCTAAGATGGGTATTGCATTGTCGGTTCGGAATGCTGGAAGCGGTCGGGTGCCATCACACCCGACCCACCAGCGGCCTCTTGATGGAGGGGATCTTGAGAAAATCTTTTCGTAAGCTGGTTTTGGCACGTGATCGTGGCATCTGCCAGAAGTGCCGAGCCGACTGCGCCACGCTAGAATCTGTTCTGTATTCCTGCCTCAACAAACTCAGCCATGAAGAATCTGCTGTTCTAATACACGCCTTGGGGCGTCGAGCGGCCAAGTTCCCCAATTCGTCTCTGTGGGAAGCGGATCACATCATCCCGTTGGCCGAGGGAGGATCTGACACGTTAGCCAATATCCGCACGCTGTGTCTCGATTGTCATTTCCACGAAACTTCGATGATAGTCCGGCGCAAGAAGGCCCCGGCTCCGAAGTCTCCAGTCCGACGAGAATTTGAATGGACCAACGACTTCCCTTACCCCGAGTCCGAGAGACTTGAGGACGCCTATGCGGGACGAATGGACAATGACGATATTCAGGAGCGAGCGGGTTCAGAGGCTTTCGATGAGTATGTGCGAGAGGACGCACATACAGATCGTATGTGCGAAATGGGCACATACAAAGAGGGAGCACCGCACATACGCTAATGGCAAACTGGACCATGCGCGTGCCGGACTCTTTGCTAGCCAAGGCTAAGATTGCGGCTGCTTCGCAAGATATTGAATTGTCTGAGTTTACAAGGAACTCATGGCGCAAGATAATACGCTCATCGGAGCGAGCAAGGAAGGCTCAGATTGAACCTGTCGAGGAAGTCAAAAACGGAAACGGAACAAGAAGAACTACTTCCAAAACTACAGACCTAGAACCAAAACATAACCCTTCTTCGGTAGGGAAGGATTTTGCTGTTCAGCTTTCGGGTAAGATCCGAGAGAACAACCCAAACTGCAAGCCTTTCACAGAGAAGCAGCTTTCGGATTGGGCGCATGTGGCCGATTTGATGATGGCCAGGGATGGAAGGTTGGCCCCCGACATTGAGGCCGTGATCGAATGGTGTCAGTCGGATTCGTTCTGGAAAAGCAATATCCTGAGCATGGGTAAGTTGCGTGAGAAGTTCGATCAGTTGACGCTGAAGATGAAGAATCCGATCGCCAACAAGTCGTACAAATCTGCTCCTGTTTTGTCGGCTCCGGTTCGCTCCGAAATGACAGAGGAGCAATGGGCCGAATGGCAGGCTCAGGAAGACCTACGATGCAAGCAGATGGGACTCCTATGAGGGAGCGCTTTGTCGAGAATTTGGCAGCGAAGTTTGGAAAGGAAAGGAACCATGAAGGTCCACATGCTGAGATCGCCGGGAAGTTGGGGGACGATTCAACCGTTCAAGTGCAAGATCAAGAACCCGATGCGGTTCGATTGGTCGAACAACCCGAAGAACGTGGATTGCAAACTGTGCCTCCGTGTCATGCGCCAAGAGCACCCAAAGCACAAAAGCCCATCGTAGCCAAGGAGTACGTCAGCCCCACCGAATTTCGGGAGTTCCTAGGGGAGCTTGCAAGGATCGCAAAGGAAAAAGGGATCAAGTGAAGCCATATTACGATCACGGGGGGATTGTGGTCTACAATGCCGATTGCCGCGATTTGCTGCCATCCATAGAGCCGAAATCGTTCAATGCTGTGCTCACAGACCCTCCATATGGGATCGGGGCTTCAAATGGAATTGGAAAGTACGGTAGGCTCCGTGCGAAGGATGAGCCATCTTGGGATACGGCAGCGGTTGACCTTGCTCACCTTCCGAACGTTCAGTCTATCGTATGGGGAGGAAATTACTTCCCGTTGCCTCCAAGCCGCATGTATGTCGTTTGGGACAAGGGAGCCGGGTTTGCAGGTCGTGACTTTGCTGAATGTGAGCAAGCGTGGTGCTCTTGGGATGGCAATGCGCGAATCTATCGCCGTGATCCGCTAGCTGCTCGAGATTATATCGGCAAGGAACATCCCACGGAGAAACCCATCCCCCTGTTTCAGTGGTGCTTAGGGATATTTCCCGATACGGTTGAGTGTGTGATTGATCCCTACGTTGGATCTGGTACCACACTGATTGCCGCCAAGAATCTCGGTGTAAAGGCCATCGGCATCGAGATCGAGGAGCGCTACTGCGAGATAGCGGCAAAGCGCCTATCCCAAGAAGTACTGGACTGGAGCGCCAAATGACACCTGACTGGTGGTGCTGCAACTGCGAAGCCGTAAGGGACTTGGACAACCACGGGCGCTGCTCGTGCTGTTCCTCAGACTCCGTTTGTGTCGCTAACCCAGGCACCAAGCGATTCCCCAAGCTACCAACCCACGTGGAGTTTTCCAAGATGTTCGAGGTGCTGAAATGGAATCAATGTAACAACGGAGGCAACCAAATGAGCGAAGTAATCGTAACCGCAAGGCAAGTTCGGCTCTCACTCCGAGAGGCCGCTGAGAAGGTGGATTCCTTGGCCGGGAAGCACCTCAACGTCACAGATGATTTTGAGTGGAATGCGGCACTGGCTGATTTACACGCAGCCCTGGAGGCTACGAAGTGAAAACCTTCCCCGATTGCCCCTTCAGCGAATTGCAAATCTACCTGCTTCGCAAGCACGCCGATGAGGTGATAACCCATCCTCCGGCGTTCATGGAGTTGCAGGACCCGGACGGTTGCCAGTATATGCGAGGGCAGCATGTGCTGGCGGTAGTGGTGAAATTTGAGGAGGAAGAGGAATGAGCAAACTCATGGAAGAAGTTCAGAAGTTGCTTGATCGACTGGACAAATCGCCCATGCGAGACACAACCGAGTGGCGGTGGGGCCGTCAAGTCGAGGAACTCCGCGCAGCCCTCGATCCGGGGAGTGAGGGGCGCTGGATTTGCGAGAATCCCGAATGCCAAGCAAGTTTTGCAGAGTACATAAACGGGTGCCCGAAATGCAGTGAGCGCGGACTTGCCTTTTCCGTTCTCCAGCAACCCCACCCTCAGCCCTCACGGGTGGTTGAGGAAGGCGTGTACGTCGCGTCAAGGGCGAGCGTTCCTGAGCGATCCGCAATGTGGCGTAGGCTTCGCGCCGAGGGATGGCCGATTGTCTCAACATGGATTGATGAGGCCGGAGAAGGCGAGACTGAGAACTTCGCAGAATTGTGGTTGCGCATCTCGCGAGAAATAGCCTCAGCCGGGAAGCTCATCTTCTACGCTGAAGCAGGAGACTTCCCGTTGAAAGGTGCGCTCATCGAAGTAGGCATCGCGCTTGGACTTGGAAAGACGGTGTGCGCCGTGTTGCCGGGAGTTCAGATGGAGTCTCGCACTTATCGCCCAGTCGGTTCGTGGATCGCGCATCCACAGATTCACATCTTCGATACGGTTGAAGCAGCACTTGCCGCTCGACTCCGCGCCACTCCCACCATCTCGGATGGGGAGCTTGCCCGTCAGGTATCGGAATATGGAATGACGCAAGAAAAGTTGGAGGAGTTGGCAGCAGGAATTTTCAAATCTGTATCAGACAAGATAGGTGGAGGCTGGTTGCTAGCAGGAGACAAAGAACTGGCAAATGCTATCCTAGCCGCTCTCCAAACCGCAGTTGCGGAGCAGCAGGAGTTGGACGCCAAGATCGCAGAGGATTACATTGGCGAGTATTCATCACATAAGGCAATCTGTTGGGCAATCGCCCAAACCATCAGGGAAGGCAAGAAAGAAAGGGCTTGACACACGTGGTGGCACATCGTAGAATCCTCCAGTGTCGAGAACGTATATATCAGTTGAGGTCAGCGCCAAGTTCAAGCGCGAGCTAGAAGCTGCTGCGAAGTGCGATCACCGGACCCTGAGCGATCAGGTAAGGTTGTGGCTCCATGAAAAGCTAGTGGAAGGTAAGGGGAAGAAATGAAGGAACATCCAGATTACGTAGCTCGTGGAATGGCATTCTCGGTAGCTGGTCTGGTGGCATCTAGAGATGGTAATCATTGGTTTGCCGCCGCGTTCTTGCTCATCGGCGCATATTCAGCATGGAAGGTGCTTATTGAACTTGTCTCGTCCATCCGCAAAGGACTACTTCACCACTAAGCCATGAAGCGCCTCAACCTGATCAGCTTCGTCATCACCGTGCCGCTGGTAGTTGTAGTTATCTCACTCTGTCTAGGAGGGAAGTAATGTCCAAGTTTCTCGCCATCTTCACGGCGCTCAGTCCAGTACTAGGGGCGCTCTCTCAGTCCGCAGAATCCATCTTCGGACCCGGCAATGGTGCCGCCAAATTCCAGTTCGTTCTTGGGGCTGTCAACTTCGGGGTGACCCAAGCACTGCCTCACTTCACTGATATGCTCAAGAGCCACGACGCTGCCAGCATCAACTCATTTGCCGGAGACGCCACAAACCTTGTTGTCGCTGGCTTGAACGCCGCAGGGAAGCTCGGCAAGCCAGCTCCAGTTTTGGTAGGATCTAGTTCAACCACAGGAGGCAAGTAATGCCATTCACCGACCAACAGAAGGCGTATCTGCTTTGCACGATCTACCAATCCCTCAAGGACGGGAAGTACAGCACCACCCAGCCGGAGGGGGAGTTCGTGTACATCAAGACTCCAGTTCATGGGCCTGCCATTGACGGCTCCGTGGACTACCCGCCGACCGTTCCGAACGGCACCGCCAACGATGATGGCTCAACCACTCAGGCAGCGGACTACTGGTTCAAGGGATACGACAAGGGAACCCTGACGGCTTGGGAATTCGGCTACGGCGATCCGAAACTTCCCACCGACCCCAACAGCGAGCAGTTCAAGGTGCTGCAATCGTTCGTCAACCCCGAAGTGGCTCCGACCGAGGGGAGTTAGGGTAGCACATGGTGCAGTTGGCGGAGTGGCCTAACGCTGATCTGTAGTAAAGCGGGGGAAAAGTCGCTACAGCGCTGCAAGTACCTCGCTCGCAGGTTCGAGTCCTGCACTGTGCCGTACCAATCTTGGAAGTACGTGGACCCGCCCCGGCGTCGGGCCAAGGAAACGCCGTTTAAATAATGATCAAAGCGATAATCGCGTGGCTTAAACAAAAGCACTGGCTTCACGATTGGGAGAATTGGCAGGGCGAGCATGATTGCGATGCAAGCCGAAGATATGTTTTCAAGGTCTGCCGCAAGTGCAAACTAAGAACGGAAGACATCCGCATATGATACCCACCAACATCTACGAGCAACTCAAGCGGGACGAAGGGATGCGCCTAAAGCCTTATCGAGACTCCGTTGGCAAGCTCACCATCGGTGTAGGACGGAACCTCGATGATGTGGGGATCAGCGAGGAAGAGGCTGAGGATTTGCTTCAGAATGACATTCTCCGAATCGGAGATGAACTTACAAAGGCTGGATTAGAAAGCCCTCATCCATCAGTCATTACTCCTCGCGAATGGGTTCTCGTAAACATGGCGTTCAACATGGGAATCTCTGGCCTCTTGGAGTTTCGCCAGATGCTCGAAGCATACCGCGCCGGGGACTACGCCAAGGCCGCTCAGGAGATGCTCAACAGCAAGTGGGAAACCCAAGTGGGGGACCGCGCTCACAGATTAAGCCGTCAAATGGAGACTGGAGAATGGGTATGACTCCAGAACCCGAGCATCACTACAAGACAGATGAACCAAACAGCGGCCCTGTGGCGTTCATCAGGGGGCTCGTGGTGGGTGTGGTGATAGGCGCGTTGCTATCAGGGTTCGTGGTGCTCGCCATCAGTGATTGTCGCTAGTAAGGCGAATCAAGCTCCATAGCAGTTTCATTCTTTCCACGATCTGAGGCAAGTAACTCCGCTTCCAAAACTTCCTTCTAGTCTCGTACTCAACCGCAATCAGCAACTCATACAAGGCTGTCTGGATCTGGCGTTCTCGCGGCGTAAGGGATGTTTCTAATCCGCCTCTCGATCCCTTGAAATCGAGGCTCTGCCAACTCTCGTGGCAAAAGCTGATCGTGCATTTCCTTCTTCAGCGCAGTGATCGTATTGGCCAACTCCAGCTTCGTTGGTGTGTTCTTGATTAGCTCATCCAGCTTCTCCGAGTTCCGATACTGGAATGCCAGCAGCAGCGCAACTAGAACGATGAACGCCCACAACTGACCCTCGCTGATTCCCTTTACTACACCATCAGAGGGAAGTTGGTAATACCAAGTTAGTAAGGTGGGAATCAATTTGGCTCTCCCGGGAAGACTCCTAGTTTCTGAGCAGCCTTGGTCAAGCTATCCAATGTTGATTCTGAAACACCTGGGTTTTTCGCCCGAATAGCCTCTTTCCATTCCGCAAAGGTCTTTTGCGATAGAGGCACAGATTCAGCTCGCGATGCTGGTGTTGAGCGAGGTCTTGGCATCGTAGCAGGATGCCGCATTGTTGCGTTCGATTGAAAATCACGAGGGTTCGGTTTTGGAGTCATCACTGGTTCATTTAGAACCATTCTAGGATCGGGTAGCGTAGTCGCTTCCATGCCTCGTGGATTAAGGCTAAACCGAGGTCCTGTTCCGCTAGATGCGCGCCCCAAACCGATAGGTCCGGGTTTACCAGGATCACGAAAATTGACAGCTAACTCCTCGGGTATCTCAGGAAATCCTTGAGGTTCTGAAACTCTCAGATCCTTCATTGCTCTTGCGATTCTTGCGTCTGGATGATTGACTCCAAGACCTTGCATTGTCTTAGTTCTCAATCCTATCCTTGAGGCCACTCCGCCCATTGTTGAAGGGGGAACTCCAGATAAATCCAGATGTGGATCATATACGCTGGTCGATTCCTTCGGAAGTTTCAGCGAGGCATCGTGAGCAACCTCTGATAAGTTACGGATGTTATTCACAGCCCCTATGTCGGAATAAGCCTTCTGTGCGAACGGCTGAACTTCAACGGGGTATGCTTGAAAGAAGTTGCTCCTTAGGTTTTGGCGCAAGTCTTCCAGCCATCCCCATTCAGGGTCCATTCGCATTACCCGCGCTTTGTCTGGAGTCTTGTTCATCACAGACTGGAGAATGTAGTTAGTATCCTTCAGAGCGGATTGGGCTTCAGAAAGGCTCAATGTCTCACCGTCTACCAGTTTGGCAATGTCCGGGTAAGCCACGCGGTTATGGGAAGTCATCAATTGCGAAGCTCGCTCACGAATCGTGGGGTCGATTCCAACGGTTGCATTCTTTCCGCGATACGGATCAAGGAAGTTCTGCTTGAAAGAATCGTACAGGCGACGGGAAGTATTGATTGCGGCATCCCGAAGAGTCTTCGTTGAAGTGATCGATTGGGTTCCACCAGCCGTCTTAGAAATTTCTGGCATAGCTGTATCAATGTCAGAGATTGTACGCTCTACTTGTCCGGGCCCAGGATTCAAGGTCTGAATGATCTCTAGCTTTGCAAGGCTGCTTTTCGCGGCCGCCTTTGCAGCCTTCGCCGTCTTACCAAACTTCGCTTCTACCGCTCCCGGTATTTCCGAGATCCCTCTTGCGATGGCAGCATTGCCCAGTCCGACGCCAACGGCTTCCCCGCCCTCTCCGCGTTTGATAGCATCGAGCATATCTGATCCGCCCGGGATCAGTGCAGAACCCATCGTCAGAGCGCCTTCTTCGGGAGCACCAGCCTTGATCAAATCAGCGCCCTTGGCTACCTGCTGAATGGATGGCTGTGCAAGGCGATGGGCAGCAAGCCCGAGATTTCCACCTAGAGCTTGGTAGCGCTCCTCTTCGGTTCCTTCAGGGCTGCGAGCGAATGCATCGAATGTTGCAGGAATCATCTGGAGAGCGCCCTTGGCTGATTTCAGGATTCCACGGACTGCTCCGGTACCATGCTTGAAAACATCCCCAAGTGCACCTTCGATGAAAGCACCTGTGCCGGGAGCCGCTACTTCCGTTGCTCGCTGATTCGAGATGTTCTTCTTCGCCGCTTCAAGCGCAGATTTACGGATCGGCCCAACCATCTCCTCGTCAGGTTGTGGCGCTTCATCCTGAACAGCATACTTGCCCCAAGGATCTGCTGTGGCCGTGGCAGTGGATGAACCTACCGCGTACTTATCCCACTTGTCAGCCATTAGCGGCCTCCGAGTGTTGCCTTCGGATGGTCCTTCTTGAATGCCGCCACTTCAGATGCAGGGATTTGGTAGCGGACGCCGTTATCCATGTAGGTCACGGCTGTTTTCTTCAGTGAAGGTACGCCTTCGTGGAGACGCTTGATGTTGCCCATTGCCGCATCAATCTGGCGGTTGGCGTATTCGCTGCCCGGAGTCGAGGCGCCGGGTAGCGTCTTGAGGATACGCTGAACTTGGGCTTCTGATCCGACTCCGGTTCCAAGAAGCGTCCGTAGCCCTTGAATCTGCTCACGGGCGTTGAGATTGGCGACAACATACGCCTCCTCCTTGTTGGTCAGCTTGCCAGCAGGAAAACTCTGAAGGAACGTTGTGGCCGTCCACTGGGGATCAGCAAGAACCGAAGCAATCTTGGCCCTGCTTTCCATTCCACTATCGAGAGCATCTGTTTCCTTCTTCAGATTCTCCAGAGAGGCTGAAATGTCATTGAAGCGAGACTCCTTGGTTCTGATGCCAGCGGTATCAGTTGGCCGCGAAGCAATGTCATCAGGCGTCAGGTCCTTGACCTTCTTGTAATGCGAGACACCAGGGTTATCCGGGTCCATCACATCAACTACGCGATTCCCAACTAGCATGGCGTATCCCTGAAGGCGGGGATTAGATGCCATACGATTCTTGATCGTTTCAGCTTTATGCCCGTAATCCGCAATCTTCGCAGCCGTGGCAGGATCATTGGGATCGCCCTGCGGAGGTTGACCGAGTTGCATAACGATGATCGGATCAAGTTTGGCCCACGGGTTCACGGGAGCTTTCTTCTGACCAATCGTATTGACAGCCGTTACTCCATGAACGGGTTTCCCTTCCATGTCCACGTTTTGATTGCCGATGATCTTCCCAGGGATAGGCTTATCCTGTCCTTCCACGGTAAACTCAACCAGTTTCGCAGCGCCCTGAGCTACTGGCTTTGGAATAGGCACAACTTCAGGACCAATCGGCTGTTGAGTCACACCGTGGAGCATCTCCGTCCCGTGCTGAATCACTGGCACAGGCTGATAGGTTCCATCCTCCTGTTTGATTCCCATGTTTGGAATGAACTTAGGCTTGGATGCCGTATTCGCGTTCTTGGTCTCGCCCGAGTCGATGCGCTCGCGAGCAATCTTCTCTAGTTCCCGGTTGTGAGCCTCTTGAGCCTGTTTCTGCTGGATCGTGGCCTCTTGAGCCGCCTGCGCCATCTTCCGCTGTTGCTTCATCCTCTCGTACTCAGTTCCAGCCGATAGCGAAGCTCCAAGACCAGCCAATCCACCTCGCCCCGGAGCGGCTTCCGAAGATGCCGATAGGCCACGGCCTACGGAGTACAGGAACGAGCCGAGAATCTCCCGCATGTGATCCTTGTCACTCTTTCCAGACGTTCCACCCATCGGGGGATTGGCGCCAGTAGCACCAGCCGGCGAATCAGGCATGCCCAAAGCCGGATTAGTACCCTGAAGGGACATATCCGATGGCGGCTGGCCGGAGAGTAGAGCTTGGATAGCGTCCATGTCAGGCATATGCTTTGGTTGCCTTTCTCAGAGCCAGATTAAAGAGCCACTGGAAGACTCTGCGGGTTCTCCGGTGAGTTTGGATGAATCGGGCCATCTGCTCGCCGTAATTCAAATACAGGGCAACCAGGGGCTTGCCAATGGCAGTGTGGCGGAACTTCTCATGGAGCCAGCGGCGAACCAGGATGACTCGCGAGTCTTTCCACCCTCCCCAAAGTTCAGCGGCAATCCAGCAGCCCTTGTTGAACAAACCGCCCGAAGTTAGACCTTGACCAGCCGCCCCGATTCCCGCTCCAAGGATGGGAGCAGCGTAGTCCCAAGCACTCGGCTTGATCAGACCAGTGCGGGTATTGGTAGCGGAACCCTCAGACCCCAAAGCCGAATCAGCCCCGCTCACAAACGTTGATGGGTTATAGATGCCCCCGATGGTACCCGCCGTGGCGTTTTGACCCTGTAGGGCCGCTAGGATCGCACTGAGGCCACTATTACGGGCGTTCTGGATTCCTCCAAGGCCGCTTGTGCGAGCCGCTTGAGTCCCGGCCAAGCCAGAATTACGAGCCGCCTGAGTCCCGGCAAGACCCTGAGTCCGGGCCGACTGCCGTTGAGCCAAGGCCGAAGCCAGCGCCGTAAGACCTTGACGCTTTGCCGCCTCAGTCTGGAGAATGGTGTCCCGGTTGGCTCCTGAGATGGCGTTAGCTTTAGCCGCAAATAAGGGGGCCAGTTGGCGAGCCATTTCCCCGCCGCCAGGTGTATCCCCGCCCCCGACACCCCGCCGCGACAAAGCCGCCTGAATCTGAGACTGAGCATTGTTGAATTGGCCGGGGATCTGATCCGTCTGATTGGTTCGGAGAGCCGCCTGTGCCTCTGGGGATAGCCCCTGATCCGCGTACTGCTGAGAACGGCTAACTAGGCCAGTCGTATCCTCGAGCCCCGCCTGTGCCGATTTCTCTGCTTCGGATAGCCCCTGCCCACTGGCAAGTTCAGCTTCGCTGAGTCCTTGGGTGTTGGAGTTCTGCGCTTCTCCCAAACCCTGATCGAAGTTCTTGTTGGCCAAGTTGGAGGCATCAGTTTGGCCGGAGATGATTTGCTGAAGGAGCGGGTCCAAAGTCGCATCACGCTTGCCCAATTGCCCAGTAAGCAGTTGAAGCATCTGCTGCCGCTGCTGATCCGCGTTCTGGATCTGCTGATTGGCGATGTCTTGCGCTTTTCCGACTTCGGCTCCGCGTCCCATAGTTAGGCCACCTTATCTTCTGGAATCGGGTGCGATTGAGGAAACTCACCAGAGGTCATCCCTGTTTCAAAATAGATATTCCATGCAAGGTCAATGTATCTCCTATGGCGTTCGTTATCGGCTTCCTTCGGAGAAAAGCAATCACCAGATCCCACATGCCACGAAGCATCACTCAGGGCGTCCATTACCGTTGCCAATTGCTCTATTGTTAGATTCATCGCAACCTCAGGCTGTACATCGGATGTGGAATCATCTCAAATCCGTGGTGAAGGGCCAAAGACCTGATGGACTCCTGCGTCATGTTCCCCGCGAAGAAGAAAATCTCATCAATGCCTCGTTCTGCGGCGATCGCCGCAATGCCGTGAATCAGAGACTTGATGGCCGCTGCTTTCTCCAACTCGGTAGCTTCGGGATTAGTAGCCAAATCCTCAAGGCAGATGACAGGCAGCGCTGTAACGAATGCCACGGGCTTGCCGTTGTGAGCGCAATAGACCGTGGATGGATTGCGAGCCGCCGCAGGTTCGGCAACTCCAGCCCATTCTAAAGCGCTTTGAAGCTCTTCCGGCCTAGCCTGACGCGGGAAGATTTGCTTCACCCGGAGCCTCCTTCAAAGTCATGCGGTCGAGCTTCGCGCCCACTTCTTTTTCCACTTCCAAGAATGCCCTATTTTCATCTTCCATCGCCTGTTTGAGAGCCATCTGAGTACGCAGGAAGTCTGTTTCCATTCCCAACCTGATCCGCTGCGCCCGGACTAGGATGAGTTCTTGAGATTCAGTCATAGTCGGTATCCTAGCATAAGCCTCACATCACCAACCAGTTTCCGTTGATACGTTGCAGGAAACAGCCATGTCCTGACCCAGTTGCTACGCTTCCCGCAGCTACGCCATCATCGTGAATATTCTTTGCATCCGAAGAGTAGATCAACGATCCATTGTTTGCAGCAGGCAATGAAGCCACAGCAACGCCCACATACTCTACTTGTCCAGTTGAATATAGGAGGATATAATAGCTTCCCGAAAACAACTGAGCGAAACTAGCAACACTACTTAAGGTCAATCCTTGATTTCCGGTACGCTCTCTAATCTGGAGAGCGTTCTGTCCGGCCGTTATGCTAGCCCAGAAGGTGCTGCTGCCTCCATTCAGGCCATAAAATTGAAGAACTGGAGAGTTTGTATCGTTGGACTCCATTCTAAAGGTAAAGCCACTTGCGTAGGCATGCCAGTCTGTTGCTGGAGAACTCGCGATGCCGTAACCTAACCTACCGTTAGAGGTAGAGATGTATAGCAAATTGTTGAGGTAGCCGCTGAAGTCAACATCCACGACTGACAATTTCTTCCAACGCAGAGGAGTGGTGGTATCTCCCAGTTCATAGGTATTGGTCGTCGCAGGCTTCAGGTCTCCAGTTACGAGTCCACTAACATCTAAGTTCTTGGTGAATATACCAAGCCATCTACCTCCAGTGTTGCCAATGCTGTAAGTAACTCCCAACAGTGGAATTTGATCAAGTGCCCATTGCGCCTGTCCCGTGGAGGTGCTGAGTAGCAAGCTAGTTCCTCCGAGGTTGTTAAACAACTGAAGCTGACTTGCTGCCACAAGATGCAATGACCAAGTTCCTAACCCGGTAGTAAAATCAAGCCGAGTGTTAGAGATCGTAACGGAATCGGTGAATACAGTAGGGAAAGAAAAAGTCTGGCTTGCTGTCCATCGTTGAACTACCTCAAGACCTGCCACCGTCAGATCCTTATCCTGAACATGCCATGTTCGGGTGGTTCCAGACGACACGGACGATAAATCCCATTTTAGCTTCTTCGTCGCATCCGTGGAACTGTAAAGCAACGCAGTCCCATCAGGAAAAGGCTGGCCGCTGGATACGGATACTCCTGTGGTCGTCGGAGCATCTCCTAGCTGCATCGAGACGCGAGCGCTTTCCTTGCCCTGTGAGTTGACCGCAGAAACCCAATAAAATAGAGACTTTCCTGAACCCGGAGCGTCTACGTAGTGCATTGATCCAGTCAAGTTCGGGTTCTGAAAAACCACATCAATCCGAGCCGCCGCCGCCGCGTTATTCACATCGGAGCGATACACGTTGTAGGCCGCGACGAAAGGATCGTTGACCACCAAGAAATCAAAGGTGACTGTCTCGATTCCTGCTGTTGCGGGTGAGAATATCGCCGTAGGTGCTGGCGCCGCCGACTGCCGACGAAGATTTACGGTACTCGCCACCTTCTGAATTTGGCGCAAGTTATAGGCGCGAGCAATTGCCTCACGGGATTCACCACCACCTGAAGTGATCTCCTGTACCGACTTGTCTTCATTATCCGGCATTGGTCTGGAAGTCGCTTCCTGCGATGTTCAATCCATATAACTTAAAGTTGGCATCTTCAACAGGCCATGTCAGGCGAACGCAGGTCTTACGCCCAACCTCCGATCGGTCGTAATACCAAGACTCATAGAGATTGGCTCCCTGAGAACGAAGTGGGGCCGTCGCAATGTTCGCCGTGATGTCTAGGAATGTAACCGTTGCAGAACCCGTAGGATCATCGTCCTTGAGGATCTCAACCGTTGATGGCCGCGTTGATCCTGTTTCCAACACAACATATTCAGAGACTCCAGAATGGCCCATGCCTTGAACTCCTGCGCTGATCGGAGCCAACGAAGTAGTTGCCGTTGCTGTGTAGGCCGTTCCGTTGTCATTGTAGGCCGTGTAGTTCATCGCCAGTATCTTCCCCGACGAATGAGCAATGAGAACTTGCCGTGTATTTGGACCTGTCAAAACCGAAGCAATCGCCGTTCCTGAAACGCTCCACGGGGGCATCCACTGTTCCGTATCCATGTCGTAGACGCGCAGTTTCCCTGCCGCTCCATCCATGAGAATCCCCAACTGATAGCGACCGTCAGGGTGGTAGCAGAGATACGCCTGTGATTGGTCAATGCTGGCAATATCAGGGCGAATGTCTAATGAGAACTCGCGTTGCGTATAGCCATCACTGATCCGCATCGTGTTGCCGTTATCGAGCCATGCCCCAGCCTTTCCCACAAGAGCCGTTGCGGTGTTGTACAGCGTTCCCATATTCGAGATGAACGGGTCCTTTCGGAAGGTATCGAGTGAATCTCCTGTAATCTTGAAGATTTTCGGGCCTACGCAGTGAACTAATAGACCTTGATCCACGGGTTGAATCGCCGTTACCTGAGCTCCGAAACGGAAGTAGTTCGTTGGTGTGAAGCTCTGCCATGCGATCCCCGTAGTCTGTTCTTCGTTGTTGGAAAACCATACCTGATCGTTCTTGTATCCCCAAAGACGGCTGGCATACTCAACGACACCAGCGAGAGCCGAAGGCGGATCGTTGGCAGCAGCCGGAGGAGCCGTCTCAGAGAAAAGCTGAATATCGGTATTCTGATCGGTGATGCTCCACGTTCCACCACCTGTATTGTTGACGATTTCTCCCGGCAACTGGAAATAGATGGCCCCGCCGCCATCCGTGGTTCTGAAAACCTTGATGCCGAATACTGCCCCATCAGTTGAGTAGGCTCCCGTGATGGTGGGTAGCTCCTCATCGAATGCACCCGTTGAGGTACTTGCAGGTGAAGGAGAGCTAATCTGACCGCTCACTGTCTCGTAACAGTAGACGTAGGAGTATCCAATGGCCGCTGAAGGGTTACCCGGAGCAGTGGCAGAAAGAGTCACGGTTGGGGGGGCCGTGGGAAAATCAACACCCCACTTTCCGGGGTTTGAGGCACTTGTAGTGGTGTTCCCATCCCACTGCCCCATGTCAGACCCGTTCGCAAAGAACAGGCTGTCATTGAACGTTACGAAGTCATAGGGACGTGCAGAGCTACCCGTATAAAACAGCGTGAATACCGTGCTCAGTCCAGGGATGTAGTAGTAGAGCTTGCTCTGAGACGAAGTGACTTCGTTAACTATGATATAGAACGGCCCGTTCCATTTGCGCCACCCGAAGATTCTGCGAGCCGTTGTGAAGACCGTTGGGGTTCCTGTTTCTAAGGCCGAAGGGAAACCGGGACGGCGCTCCGCATACCCCTTAATAGAGGTGAGCACGTTCGATCCAGCCACAAAGCGCAGATCACGGTTCAGAGGCGATGATTGAACATCGTACCTGAGCGCCGCGTTGTCAGTGTAGTTCGGCCTGATCTTCTGCGGATTCATTAGATGAGAGTGGCGTAAGCCCCTCCAGCTTTTGAAACCTTGATGTTGGTTCCGTCAAAGTACATCCGAGCCGTGTTTGCTCCTGATAGTGAAGGCGGGGAGGATGTGTACTCCATCTCGAAATATCCTCCCGTGCCGGAAGTGATTCCCAAGTTAATGATTCCTGCATAGAACTGCTTCCAGCGAGTGGCTGTGGTTCCTACTTGGCGAGTGTTTGTAACATCGGGAGTGATGTGGGCATACGAGGTAACTGACTCGCTTCCACTTCCCGCAGAAGTAGACCAAGCAAAGCGAACCGTTCCGCCGTTGTCGTATAAGGCGAATGCTGTTGATCCTCCGAACTGCTTGAATGCCCAATTGGTGGTAAATCCCGTGTCATAGACAGCCAGAAGAGTATTGCTTCGGATGTCTCCCGCTGTGATATTGGTCCACGGGTTCGCAGTGCTTCCGAGATTAACCGAACCCGTAGGCACTAGATTGGACGATACCGAACCCGCCACGTCAAGGTTCTGAGTGTAGGTGGTTGACCAACGCAATGAAGACTGCCCGAGGGTCCGAGTGTTGTTGGTGGAAGGAAACACTCGACCAACTACCGAGAGCCCAGGCGTCGATCCTGAACCTACGAATTGCGATTGGATGACTCCCAAATTGTCGGTGATCTTCATGGTGTTCGCATCAACCATTTGGATCGCCCATGAATTTACAGGACTCGCCATCCCCGATTGGCAAACCGTTAGATTCTCGGTCCCGATCACATGGCCGATGACAGCATTCCATCCTTGGCCGTATCCCCCAAGAGAATATAGATTGTCTCCAGTTGGGTAAATGTGGGCCGTATGAGTCTGTTGGGCCGTCCACGTTTGAGCCAAATTTATTCCAGCCAGCGTGACGTTCCCATTGGGCAGAGTATATGTCCGAGTAGTTCCAGTGGTGATTGATGCAGCAGAGAAGATAGCTAGCTTAGTTGCATCGCTGGAATTTACAACCAGAGTATTGGCATCGCTGAATGGAGGGAAACTTCCTACGAGAGTGGCGTAAGCCCCGCCATTCTCGCTCACCTTGAACTTATTGGCCGATGAATCGAAGTAGATGATTCCCGAACCAGAGGTGCTCAACGATGGGGCTGTGATGCCCTGCATGGTGAATCGCTGGAGTTGCAAGACGTAGCGAGCATACAGATCCCACGTGCGAGCCGCCGCTCCAAGAGCATACCCGGTTGTCGAAGGTTCTACCGCCGCATCGAATATCTGAGCCATCGTCCCTCCTACGGGCCGGGGTAAATCGTGAAACTACCGGACTGCGTTCCGAGAGTGTTGGACGGGTACACAAAATCATTTCCCGTCTTCAAGTCCTCGGATTCAGCCATCCGATCAAGCTCGTTCATCCACACTCCATACTGACCGCTGTAAGTCGCCATCCCCGACTTGTTGACCACCATTCCCCCGGCGCGAGCATCATCCGTGAACTTGTAGAAGTAGTACAGCACTCCCGCCTGAAACACGTTGAAGTACTGATCAGGAATCCAGAGCGGAGTTGAGAGTGTCGATGACGTGATCTTGACGGGGTTCGCTTGATATTCCCCATTCAACACCAGCGTCACAGTTCCCGTGATCGAAGGCGCTCCCTGAAGCCTAATCTTTCCAAGGGTCAACTCATGGCAGAACAAGCGGATGGTCTGATAGGCAATCGTGAAGTTTGTTTGCGGAGGCAACCACTTCACGTTGTCCAGTTCGATCTCATCTTCGGTCGTTACGTCGGTTCGAGTCTGCCGAAGGTGAACAAATCGGAAAACCTCAGAAGGTACCGAGTAGTCCTGAACTCCGTTAGATAGCGCAATCGTCGGAGAAATCTGCTGAAGGGTCCACTGCCACGGAGCCGCAGACCACATCTGACCCGACACCATATCGCAGGCGTAAATCTGCATGGCGCTGGTAGGCGTGTTCTTGGTGAACGCATTGCATAGGTCGATTGCGTTTTGCGGAGTGTAGCTGAAGGCCATTCATGTCCTTTTACGCCGCTTCAAATCCCCGCGTGTCTCCGATGCCGCCCACGTTCATGTTCAGATCCATCTTCTGCGGAGGAGCCGCGTACCCGCAACGGAAGCAGATTCCGTGATAACAACCATCGGAGTGAACCTGCCCCATGATGCAGGATCGTCCATTCTCTTTGGTGTGAGAGCACGCGGCCTGAGTCGCCTTGCGTTGTGCTTCTTCTTCAGCGGCCATCTGAGCCTGCTCGCGAGCCGAGCGAATGCGGTTCTCTCGCTCCTGCTCACGCTTGGCCTGTTCTTCAGGATCAGGCTTGCGAAGCTCCTTGACCATCTCCAGCATGTTCTCGCGGTTCTGAGTGGCCTGTTTCTCAAGCAACTCCTGAACCTGTTCCCATGTGAGGGTGGTACCTGCTTCGGGAGCTTTCTTCTTCCGACTCCATGTACGCTTGGGATTCTTGTTGGCTTCCGTCGCTGTGACGTTTTCCGTGTTTTCCAAAACTCCAGTGTTGCTCATTGCTCGCCTCCTAATTTGTGTACAACTGCCAAGTCTGAGAACTCCGTCCCGAACTGACTTGGAAATACTGCTCAATCTGGCCCACGGTTACAAGCCCATTTCGGAGAAGCCGAGCCAGAACAGTGCGCCAACCCCGCGTCTCCGAAACGAACTTACGACGCTCAACGGTTGCGCCGTCAATCTCGGTGTCAGGAACTTTCTCCGTCTCTACGTGCCGAACCGAGAACTCCGGCATGTATCCCGCCTCCATCCCCAACAGAAAGAACTTCTGACCTTCCCGAATCTGGTAGATCCCTGTCTTTGTTGGGTCCGCGATAGCCCGCTCGAAATAGAGGCTTGAATTGCACTTCTTGAGCCTCTGTTCAAGCTGCAAAGAAGTCAGTGGACGCCCAATCTGTGCTTCGAGAACAGAGGTATCTGTTTCCCCGTCGCGAACATCGGATGCCGCCGATTCCTTTTCGAGAGCTTCAAGCATTGCACGACGGCTCTTATCGCGCTGGAGGCGAGTCGAGTGCGTCAGATACCGCCGTGCAGGTGTCAGAGCCGGAAGTCCTGCTGTAACCAGCCCGACTTCTAGGGATCGGTCAACTAGCATCGTTGATCCCATTAGGCCAGATCAGTTCCGCCACGCCATCCGATGAACCATACACTAACGGGCAATGCATAGCTCGGGTTGGTTCCGCCAACGGTCAGAAGAACACGCAAGGCCCCGGTCTGAGGCATGTTGTTCTCAAGAACGCCGCCAGTGTCCGCAACCGTGAACACCAGAGCCGCAACCTGTTGAGGTCGAAACGAACAAATCTTCGCCTGAATGGAGGCAGCTGTAGTGTGTTGCACGTAGCGAGAGAACGTGTACCACGTCGGGGTTACAGCGTCAGGATTGGGGCTGACCTGGAGAGCCACATCCAATGTCGGAGAGGTTCCAGTGCCAGCGCCCACGTCTAGGATGAAAGACCCACCAACGATGTCGTTGGGCCAATCAATCTTGCCGCTGTTAGCCGTAGCTGTGAGAGCGGCAGTTGCGCTATAGCACAGCTTCGAGAAGGGTTTGAGGTTAGATACGGGCATGTTGTTCTCCTTAGTCCGCGATCAGCTCAAATCCGTCCACGTAGGCCGTATTCGAGGCATTCCCGGCAGAAAACGTCCCGGTGATGGTAAAGCCTTGACCTTCCGAGGTCGTGGCGGTGGTGAGATCAACCGAAGTGGCCGCAGCGGTGTTAATCACCTGAGCCAAGGCGGTTGCGTGGATGAAACCCTTCATCAATCCCTCGATGCGCTGGCTGGCAGAGTCGTAAACCATCTGCGTCTCCAACAACCAGTTTCCACCCGGAGTGGTACCCATTGCGATAGCTCCGGTGGTGCAAACCTTGGTGTTGGAACCAATCGTTGCCGAAGTACCCCAATAAAGGGCGACTGTAAGATTTCCAGCGGTTCCGGCCAAACAGCGGCCCCAGGCGCGAACCCTGAAGGAACGCTTGTCGAGGACGCCTGATCCCGGAGCATACAGGATCAGACGGGTAGCCGCCGTTGTCGAGTCAGTGAACTGCTTTTCCGTGGTTGCCGTTCCGCCAAGGTTAAGCTCGGCACTCGGAACCAAGGCGCGATTTGAAGATCCAATGTTTGGCATGGTTCCCCCTTAAACCAAGGTCGCATCGGCTTTGACGATGCGGTAGCGGTAGTTGGTCGAGTCCAAAATCTTATGGACTGTGACGAAGCGATACGAGACATAGCTTCCGATCATACCTTCAGGGTCAGCCGGATTCGGTCCACCCTTGATGACGTTGATCTTGAAGCTCTGCTTGCTCGGATCAGTGACGTTGGAAGGTCCAGCGCCCGGAAGGTCAACAGCTCCAACCGCTCCCTGGCCTACAAGATAGCAGTAGTAGAGTACATTGGGAGATGTTCCCGTAGTGCCGACGTTGGTTGTTTCCAGCACGCGGAAGTTATCGACCATTCCGACTTCCCCGGCAAGAACTTGCTTGCCAGCGGTGTACTTCAGCAGGTCAATGAATCCACCCGCCGTGTTGTCGGAAACCAGATCATACTTCGCGTAGGGGTGGATAATCGCCCGGTAGTTCGCGCCCATGCGCGGGCCCATGCGGATGTTGGCTCCTGCCAGCAATGCTCCGACGCGCCGGAAGTCCTGAACAGAGAGCGTAGCTCCGAGAGTCGAGAGGCCAACCGAAGAAACGGCAGAATCGAACTCGGTGCGAGCGATGGTGTCAACGCTCAAACCAGCCCGGTAGCCAAGGTTCTTCGAGAAGTTCTCAACGATGGGGTCAATGGCCGTCTCCACCAGCAGAGTCGAAAGGCTGGAGAAGTCGGCGTATTCTGCGACGGTGGCAGATACGGTGGTGGTGGTCTGCGGGATCGGATTTCCAACGGTGCCTTCAGAGGCTACCGTGGTGTTGGCTCCGAGCAGGGTATAGCGATACCACTGAACAGTCTTGCCGCTGCGGAGCGGAATGGAATCGGGTTCGCAAACTTCGCGGAACCGAAAAATCACCATCAGTTGGTCAAGCGCTTGGCGATTGTACCAAACGCTGGCTAGGTGCGTTAACTGCGGTGAGATAGAAAGTGAACCAGCGGGCTGATAAGCCACCTTGGGCCTCCTTAGAGATTTATCGAACAAACGTTGCGTTTGCCCGCTGATCTAGCGGTGTATCGCGCTAAACCGTCTCAGGGGATCGCCCATCGGCGGTACTTCTGAAAAGCAAGAGCCGGATCACAGCCCCGTAATACTTCTACAATGGAGTCGTGGAGGATGTCAAGAGGTATCCGTATTTCTCTTGAATCTCCGCGTGGTGCTTATCCCATTCACCTGATGACTTGAGCCTCTCGGTGTCCTGTCCGGGCCGCTGAACCCACGTGAAGTGATTCTCGGGAGTGCAAGCCACGGGAATACCTGCGATGTGGCAGCGAATCCAGAAATCTCGGTCGGCAAAGGGAACATCGTGGTATCCCCCAAGCTGATTCCAAACATCCTTGTGGATCAGAGCTGCGTAAGGATGAGGGCTTGCCAAGACAGACTCGGCAGTGGGAACACCTTCATGGCCGGGGGTAGGGGAAACGATTCGGTATCCAGTGCGTAGGTGAGCTTTCCAGCATTCCTCAAGGCAGTTGGGTCCGATCAGGTCATCGTCGTTGAGGATGAAGAACCAATTGGTCTTCACGAAAGAAAATCCGAGATGTATCTTGTTTGACCATCCGGGTACGTCAGGAATGATAATCTTGCAGAACGCCTTTAATGTTTGAATGTTGATTGAAAGAAGGGTTCTCTGGTAGTCGTCCATCGGTGCCTCGTGGCGTGGAATCACTACAGTTATTAGTGGCTTTGGTTGTGAACGAACATAAGCCTCTAATGACGTGTCGTTGTGCTGTTCTACGCTGACTGGTGTGTACATTGGAAGATCGTCAATCCTCTCGGCGTGGGGATGAAAACACGCTGCCATCCTGTGGCCTTCTGAATCTCATCAGCAACGGGGCGCCGCGAGTCGTGGAGTACCACAATGCCATGTTCGGATAACTTCAGGGCCTTGGCTTCTTCGAGGCGATCTCCACTAGAGTCAAGGTAAGCGAGGTCTACAGGATCAGCGAAAGCGTTTCGTATATGGTCAACACCGATGGAGTTGTGGACATAGCCCGGAAGGTTCTGGAGAAGATCAACCGTGTATTCACACATTTTTCTGTCAGTATCGCAAGTTCTCAGGATTCCGCCTTGTCCCTCCATGTCGTTTTTCTTCAAGGCCCTTGCTATGGCTGTTGAAACGTCTCCCATGTAGCATCCCGTCTCAACGACAGCCTTGGGCTTCAAAAGGCGAGTCAGACCATATAGGAATTGAATCGTCTCAGCCTCCGATGCCATCTCATCGCGGGAGTCCCAAGGAGTCATCGTGGCCATATCGAGGATTTCCCCTCTCCCAAGTGCATCATCTTGAGCTTGCGGAAGTACCCCACGCGATAGCCAGCGTCTCGCATGGCTTGGCAATGCTCGGTATCGTAGGAAGGTAGCGTTTGTTCTGGCCAGTTCTTAATAGCGCCCTTGCGGACGATACGTAAGCCGCCTACGCTGTGATGCTCCATCACCTGAGAATCATTGGCCGTTTTGTAATCTTCAGGCGTCCACTCAACGATGGTGGCATTGGCTGGCATGAAGGAAAGCATCCCGTACTCAGGATGAGAGTGCATGATTGCCCTAGCCTGCAAGGTTACTGACAAAACTCCCTTGGGATTGTCTGGAGGCAGGCAGTCATCATCGGCAAGGATGTAAAACTCACCCTTGGCCATGTGCTCCGCGTACTCACGCCGCCGCTTCTGAAACTCGTAGTTGGAGCACTGCAAGTACTCCGGTGTCAGGAAATGGCCTTCAGAAACACCCTCTTTATCCCATCGGTCAATGCAGCGTGCGCTCCACTTCTCGCGCATCGCATTACCTGGGACATGGCAGAAAAACAGTTCCATGCTCGCCTCCCGGTGTGATTTTAGTACTGTTTCATCCCCACCTTGCGAAGATATTTATCAAGGTCCTCGGTGCTCATCTGCTCGGCTTCAGCAACCGCCGAAGAACTCAGTCCATTGCCCCCACGAGCACGCGGAGAAGGAGGAGGCTTGGGGCGCTCCCGTGCTGGTTCATCTTCCTGAACAGTCACCTTGCCGGATTCCTTGAGGCTTGTCCAAGCCGCCGAAAGGTGTAGCGGGTCTTCAGGGTTTCCACCAAGGCGCTCAACTTCTCGGACAAGCAAATCCCCATTCTCGGCAGATCGGGTAAAGTCAGGGTTCATGGAGTTGAATCGGTCAACGATGGTGTTGCGTTCGATTGCCTCAACGACGCTGAGAACTCGCTGAACCGTGGGGTTGTGCTGAAGATTGTAGTTCTCGGCTCCGATGAAATCTCCAGATTCCCACATCGCCAAGTACTTCTTTGGGTCATATTCACCATTCGTAGTACCGTTGGTATCGGATGTGGCGATGGGCTTGGAACGTTCAAGTTGCTGCTGAAGTTCTTTGCTGCGTTGGCGCTCCTCGCGGATCGTTCGGGTTGCGTTCTCTTGCGCCTTAACCAGCTTGTCGAGAACTTCCTTCTCAGAAGCTCCCTTGAAAACCTGCCCTTCGATCTCCACCTTATATTCTTCGGGTGGTTGCTCGGTTTTCTCTGCTGCGATTCTCGCCTGTTCTGTTTCAATCTCCTGTTGCAGTTTTTCAAGCTCAGTCGGTTGTGTCTGTTTCTCTGCCATTGCTCGCCTCCATGCTGAATTGGATTACATCACGAACCACCATCGGGTCTTCACGCAAGGCTTGCAGTAGATCGCTCTTATTCTGCAAGCTGTCAACGATTACCCGATTCATCAGGTCAACTAGCTCCCTGCGTTCTTGCCACTTCCGAACCATCTCACGCACTTCACTATCAGATTGCTCCGGTTTCGATTCGATGACGCTAACTCCCGCGTCAGCCTTCCAGTCTTTGATCTTCGCAAGAAGTATCTTCCATCCCGCGCTGTCCTGCAACTGCTGGAGAGCATCGGCTTCGGAAAGTAACTGCTGTTGTTCCTCTGTCAGTTCAAAGGCCATTACTTCTAATCCTTCTTTTCTGGAGGAGGCAGAGCCTCTTGAGGGTGCACATTACCCTTGTCGAGATGCGCCTTCACAGCTTCCACGGCAATCTCTCGAATGGCATCCATCATACCCTTGGTTTGCGTATTTTCGGCCTGAGCCGACAGGCGATCATCCTGCATCTGCTTGTGGAGTAGATCAGCGGGAGGAGGCTGATTCATCTGCTGCTTCTGCTGATCCGTCATCGGAACGAACAGGGCCGAACGTGGCTTGTATCCTGTAACGTCGGCAACCATGTTCATGATCTCCTGAACGTTCAGCGTCATTCCCTGCTGTTGCGCCATCTGCTGCATCAACTCGGGATTGCTGAGAGTTTGCAGAAGCATCGGTAGATTCGAGGAAAGGGCTTGCTTTGCCCCCATCCTTGCGGCTCCCCGAAGCCGGAATTTCACATCCGCATTCATCACCTTGAGCGGATCAACCTGAATAAACTTTCCTTCGTCTCCAAGAATGTCAATTACACTATTGGGATCAAGGAACGTTTGATTCATCGAGTGAATTCCCCTCAGCAGAGGCTCGATGAATTGATCTTCGCAGTTCTCAACTCCGTACTCTATTCGCTGTCCGCTAGCACTTCTCTGAGTATTGATTCCCGTTGCAGTTCGATTAGCGGAGTTGCCTCCCTCTGAAGGAGAACCAAGGACGGCAAGATCGGTAATCCCAGTAGTCTTTTGGGATCTTCGCTCGCTGGCTTCAACTTCCTGCCAAGCGGCGGCAGTAACATTTTGGACTTGTCCACGGATCACGTCCTCCTTGGGATTCTCGGCCTCTAGAACCAGACCGGGGCGGCGGCGAACCTGCCACTGCGGGATATTGACCCCACGGCGCTTAATCGTATCGGGATGAATGGCAAGTGCCAATTCATCCACGCGAGCATTCAGAATCGACGCCTGTAGTCGCTGATCCCCTTCCACAACATCGGGGATGGATATACAGTACCAGTGTCCAAGAACATCCACGTAACCAGTGGAGTAACAGGGAATAACGCCGTACTTGTTGGGTTGGTTGTAAAAAACTTTTGTCCGATTGCCAAGCCAAACGTACCGATCACCAGTCCAGTAGCGGATAACCTCAATGCGCTTCGATCCTGGGTCAGAAGATGAGTCCTGTGTGGGCTGATACCAGACGTTGCGGTAAGATTCGCTTGCCGTCTTGGTCTGATCGCCCATCGAACTCGGCTTATCCTTCGCCATCTGGATCAAAATCTCTTCATCGGGGATCGTGAAGTCATCGTCGTTGGCTTGCATCTCCAGCAAGTCCTCGATGCTCATCAATTCACGAATGGCGAAGTATTTTCCCATCTGGATAATGGGTCCGGGGCAGTTGGGATCAACGTAGCAGTCCTGAATCTGCCGAAAACGCATGAATGGACCGTTGGTGATGTCGTCGGCCTCGAATGGCTCAACGATGCGCTTCATCTTGCCCGTGGGACGGCTCACAGCCCCACCAAAGCCAAAAGAGGTGAAGGTTACTGGAACCTGACGCACCCGATAGCGCGTTTTCTTGACAGAACTGTAAGTCCAGCCCGTCTCAACGACTCCATTACCGTACAAATAGGCCGATTTTCTTGCCTTTCGGTACACTTCTCGGGCTGTTTCAGGCTCTTTGGCATTCTGCCGAATTTGCCACAAAATCAGGTCCCGAACGGCTCTTGCCTCGTCTGGATTGGTTCCCGGCTCAGGATCAACCTCAATCGGGTCCTGATCGCCAAATGCGGCCTTTACATCGCTCGGAAGAATGCTCTCAATCTGCTGGAAACAGGTAAAAACGGCCAGTGAAGACCGTGGATAGCGCGTTCCTTCCCAATATTTCTGCTGCTGCCAACCGAAGTAAAGCTCATCGGCGTTGCGATAGCGCCAATCATGGTTCTGCTGGCGGTACTGCTCTGCCGTTTGGAAATCCTGACGCGCAACCTTACCAGCGAAGTCATCACTCCACTTCTGAGACGGCTCGTGGATCTCCTTCTCTTGATCCGGCGTCAACGCTCCGAGAATGTCTGTGGCTGCGGCCATTCTAGTCCTTTGCGGCTGGCTCCAGTGTTTTATACGTATACCACCGAATAGTTTCCCCTTGGCGCATTGGAAGGGAGCCGGGATTTCTAAGGTTTGCCAAAACCATGTTCATCTTCAAGATATCAAGATAGGACTTGGCGAAGTAATTCCTCAAGAGAGCGCTCTCGTGATCTCGCCATACGGCAACAGCAGGAATGCAGTAGGCCAGAGGAGCCACAACTGCGATCTTGAACATGAACCAGCGGCGAGTCATTTTAATCATGTGTGCCTTATCCTACTACAAACCCGTCATGCGATCATAATACTGGTTGGTGCTCGTTGCTTCTCCCCACCATTGATGCTGTCCAAACTGATCGAATCCAAGGAACTGAGTATTCGGGAAAGGCAGCTTCCCAACCGGGTCGTATCCCCTGGCTTGCGGTAGAACATCGGAGATGACTCCACCCTCCCGATTCTGCATCTGATCCGCAAGGGTATCGAGGAAATCATCGAAGTACGTAGAGTTGTCGGAGAACTTGGTGATCTCCATCGTAACCTCAGCCTTGCAAGTGATCTCCTCTGCTATCTCAATTAGTCCAGCCTTTAACCAGGGCTGAAGGCCACGAATGCGACTCTTCTTGGAAATTCTAGAGTCGCGGGCAATTGAGATAATCGGTGGCAGGAACTGTTGACGTTTCTCTTGCTCACGCTTCACGAATGGCATCAGGACCTTGACGGCCATGTCCTTCTCGGTCTTGATGTCTCGAATATTGGGATACAGGGCATTTTTCTTCCCTGGCTCTCCACAGCAGAGTAAGAATATCATCTGAATCAACGTATGTGGATCGAAGTGCCCACGGCGAACGTCAATCACTCCCATCCGACCATCCCGGTCGAATCCCGAGACGTTCAAAACAGCGAAGTCCCCGGGAGACGATGGGTCCATTCCGTTCAAGTCGATGGTCATGTGAAGAATGGGCCGATAAGCCAATAGGATTCGTCGTGGAACGAAGCGAATTTCCTCACGAGTCGCAAGAGTTGAACCTTGAGGAATGCACTTCTGCCGATACTGAGAGCAGTAAGTGTACGGTCCCATCTCGCGCTCAATGCGCTTCAGTTCAGACCAAGGGAAGCGCCTTGGCCATAGCGTTATTTGCTTCTCGCTGTCTACCTCGGCATCTCGGATACTGATCTGCCATTCCCGATCTGCTTCAGGCAACTTGGCCTGCTGATCAATGATGTGGTTATAGAGATCCGCATCATCGTACATGGTACCTTCCACGTCAGTCCATCCGCGATATGGAGCAATGGGGCCGCGTTCAAGAAGCGGGTTGCAATACCGGAAGTGTTCGATTACTTCTCGGCATCCACCGGGAGTCTTGACGTTCTCCTTGTCCACCAAATCACCGTGGTCGATTACTTCATAGTGGCCCCCCGCGATAATCTTGCCAACAGAGCAGCTTGATACGGTCGGTTCCTTGAGCCACTTACGCTTGCGGCAAGGAACGGTGAATCCCTCGTTGTTGCCAAACTCCTTGGCGCTCTTAGCTCCGGGGCAAAGCTCGGGGAAAAGCCAGCGGAAAACATCGTTGTAGCGAAAGTGGGCCAGCATCTCACCCATGACCTTCACTACCTGATCCCCCGTAGCCATCGAGAGCAGGATACGAATATCGTAGTAGTTGATGATCCACTGAATCTTGTGGCTGATGCTGATGATCGTGGTTTTCAGGTGTCCGCGAGGATCAAGAAATAGGCGCTCTCGTGGTCCTTCCAACTCCCAAATATCACAAGCAGGGGTATAGATCACCTTGCCGAAGTTATCCCAAACGTCTGTTCCCCCCTTGAACTTCTGGAGCTTGTCAATGATGGGTCCATGAACTTCCGGCTCGATGTCCCTGTATTGGAGAACCTCACGGCAGAGGTAGAGTAGATCGGTACGAGAACGCTGGCGCATCTCCATCCACTTTGCAGCGACAGCCTTGGCGTAGGCTTGATCGACCGAGGGAGATTGCGTCTTGGCTTGAGCCATCAGACAGCCGCTTGAAGATCCGAGATATACGTAGTCAGGTTTGCAACCTTGGCTTGGAGGTCTGTCTTGGCAGTTGTGGCCTCTGCGGATGTGATCGTGTAGGGAACTACGGTCTGCGTACCGTACTGATCGAACTGGGTCACGTTGAGGCGAACTACTCCATTGGAGATTTTCGTCAACGTAACAAGTCCCTTGGACTTCAGGATTGCGTAGGTGTCTCCATCAATTTGCATGGGCTCCCCCTTTATGCCATCTGCTTGATGATTCCTTCAACGTTATAAGTAACTGAGGTGAAGGTTCCAGTTGTGGCTACAGTAATCGCTGTAGATGCTTTGCATCTAATGTGCATTGGAACCCCTTCATACGGAACGGTGCCACCAGTATTAATAATCGCTGTTGCTAGAACTCCTGCAAGTGAAGCAAAGTTTAATGTCAAGGTGCGCGCCGTGTTGCCTTCATCCGTATACGCCACTGTGACTGTAAAATTGTGGGTTGTAGATGCTGTGACCAAGACATTTGCGGATACTTCAAAAGATCCATCCGTAGCTCCGTTGGTGTAAGTGGCTACGGAAGCATTGGCTGCTGTCTGTGCTGTAGCACGGCCTGCTGAGTAGATTGCTGGAACACCCCAGCCAGCAGTTGCAACTGCAGTTGCGTTTCCATAGGATGTAATTTTTCGTAACGCTAAGTCACGTAGCGTGCCTAATGTTCCACTATCTATTTCAACGATACCAACATTATTCCTGCCTAATCCAGTATCAAAGGTTCCAGACCCTGGACCTCCCGGCGACCATTGAACTAAAGCTCCTGATCCAAGTTTAGGACCATTGAATCCATAATTCGCACCGCTTCCGTTGTTGGAGGCATCAACTAAACCAGCGCTGCCAAATGGAATTGTGATCTTAGCATTGGTTGTGTCTACGTCGAAAACATCAGTTGTCCCGTCAGATTTAGTGAATCTAACGGCTGTAGTTCCATTGGCTCCCGGCTTAATAATAATCGTAGAACCATCATCCGTGATCGTTGAGTTGGCGATCTGTGCTGCTGCCGTGAACTTGGCTAGGTTGTTGGCCGTTCCAGACGATGATGTGGTTACCGTACCAGCAGCGGCGGCAGCAGCTACAAGTAAGGTTTTCTTCTTAGACATACTGGCCGTCCAGCGTGAATGTGAAGCTCGGGTTGGTTCCGCCGATGACCACCTTGACGCGATGCGTGCTCCCGAGAATCGCGGTCTGCGAAGTTCCGGCAGTCAACGTTGCGTCGGTTGCCGTGTAGGTCGAGTTTCCCTGCCCCACCACCTCAAACACTTTGTCGATGGCTCCTGTGACCTGAGCGAAGCTCACCAGATCGGTCCATGTAGCCTGATCCGGCAATAGCTTTTGGATGTAGACGTTCATGGTTGGGGAGGTTCCGGTCACTGCCGTAACATTGAGCTGGAAGGTAGCGGCTGAGAATGTGTCTACTCCGGGGATTGGGCTTCCCGTGAAGCTGGCAGTCTTGGCTCCGGTAGAGAACAGAACAGAGGAGCTTGATGTTGCGTTGGTGATCAGGGTGGTTGGGTTTGCCATTACTCCTCCGCTCGCTTCTTCCCGGCCTCAGCCATATCTTCCATCTTGGCTTTGCCGTACTTCTTTATTCCTGCGGCGGCGGCGACTGCGGCGGGATTCTTGATCCCCGGCTTTCGGGAGAGCGCCTGCTTCATCGCCTCAAATCTGCCGCCACCACCCAACCTCATCGACTTTCCAATCATTGGCAACCCTCCGGGAATTTCAGGAGTACTCACGCGGCTATGGTATTGCATTACTTGGGGTTGGCGCAATAGCGATTTTTATTGACATACCGCTACGGTTTATCGTATAAGGTAATCAGCATGAAAAAAGACAAGTGCAAGGTCTGCAAGCATGAGTGGTTCCGGCGTAAGCTGGAGCCTGCCAAGAAGTGCCCGCGATGCCAGCGGCCTTACGGAGCGTCTATCAAATGATCGAGTTGATTTGCGTAGTTTTCTTCACTGTCTTCTGCTTCTCAATCGTTGGAATACTGGTTCGCTTGTGGAACAAGATGGCTCCAGAGAAGTGGAGGATTTGAGCGATGAGCAACGAAGCAACCAAGGATGGTGGAATCATTCTCGTAAAGGGTCAAGGGGATACTCTATTTTCTTACGATCAGGCTAACAAGGTTCTGAGCATTGATGGCGATGCTGGAATAACTGTCGTGGTAACTTACCATCAGGGATTGGTCAAATGACAACCGCAACTATCGTTCGTGGATTGAGTTTCAAAGCCTACGCCCACAGCACCAAGGATTTCGATATCAACAATCTGCAAGATGATGACAGCATTTTCTGCGAGGTCGTTGCCAAGGACGTTGAAGAGGCAATCGAAAAGTTCAAAATTGCCTTTAATGGGCGTCGGCCTTCATCCGTCTATATGACCGACACTCCTTACAATGTCAGTGGCAAGCGTCTTACGGAGTCCATTGTGGTCGTATGACGAACGCCAAAGATTTTCTATGCTTCTCGGGTCCGCGCCGTTTCCTCTACAACGGGGATCAGTTTGTGACGGCGATGGATTGCGCCGAAGGAGATTGGGGATTCGCACAGCAGTATTGGGCGCAAGATCCTTCTGGCAAGTGGTATCCCAATGAGAATGGCGTGGTGTTGGTTCAGGTGATTTTCCGCAAGGTCGGAGATTCTTGGCACATTGCTGCTGAGAATGAGTTTGCTTTAGACTCATCTGGCAAGCTCTACAAGAAGTACTCTCTCGTTTATCCTGAGTGCCCCTTCTGCGCTGTGGCCTTCAAGGATTTCAGCATCAAGCAATATTCTGGAATCGCGCAGTGGACGCAGTTCGATGAACGCTCGAATGTGGTTCATGGACCTACGCCTGTGATGTGGAGCTATGCGGTTTCGATGGAGGCCAAGGGAAATCTCGATGAAGCCTATCAGCAGGGCGCTTCTAATCAACTGGCCTACTGGAAGCACACAGAGATGAAGGTGGGCCGTGGAGATGTGGTGTTGACCGATCTACTGACGGGCACCACGTGCAGACAAAAAGAGGATTAGGTGTACCCTTGACGAATGCCTCCCCTTCCGATCGAAGCCTGGGACCGTATCACCATCGGAACGATTATGATGGCTGGACTGATCTGTGGAACCTACATTGCCAAGCTGCTGATTACCCGGTACTGGGATTACAAGGAAAAGAAGAGGAAGAAGTAGCCTCAAGGATTCACCACTCGGTGAATAGCGGCGGCGGGGAAAACCTCCGAGCGGTCACTGCCGCTGTTCAACGAACCAGAGTCACGGCGTGTTGAGGACCACCACCGAGCAGGAACGCGAGCAGACCTGTCCAGAACATGATTCTGCCGATCTCCACCACCTTCCCATTGGCAGCAAGGGCGTACATCAGCAGCCCAATCACGGCGATCAGCAGCGGGAACAGGATAATCATAGCTCCACGCTAGCACCTCGACCACCCGCAGTCTGTGCTGTTTTGAACACCACGGATTTGCTATACTGAAGTTGCTCATTCATTTCCTAGGGGGTCGTTGCCTCATACTTCGGCCCCCACCCTTATGAGGAGAGTGAACATGAAACCACCGAAGCCCCTGCGATATTTCCTTCCCCGCAAACCACCTCCCGACTTCCGAGACGAGCAACGTCGCACACTCGAGCTCCAACAAGCCCACGAGCTCAACTCAGAGGTAGAAACACAGATGCTTCAACCCGGAATCGCCAAAGGAATCCCTCACCATCAGACCATCCGCCTTCACTCCAGATCCGTCAAAGGCAGACGAAAATAGCGTTTCGCACTGCAAAACACAGCCCTATTTCGACAATCACCGAAATTCAAAGCAAATTTATTTTCTCCACGTTTTCAACAACTTCCAAATCACCCTCTTGACATCAGAAAAAACTTCAAGCACAGTACCTCTGTGTAGCTCATAAGCCCCGACAGGGGCGTTGAGCGGAGCCGCTTTACTTCTTGGAAGCTCGTAATTTGCAGTAGCGACACAAGAACACCGAAGCGGATCACTCCAGTGGCCACTTGCACATCAATCGAACAATCAGAAACACGTTCCACGTGGAACATTGCACCACCATAACATCTAGTTACCAAGTAGTACCGGATTCTGATTCCACTTCATTTCAGTTCTGGGCCTATACACCCCATTCACCTGGCGGCAGGGGTGATCCACGGGGCCTGAGAAATGGGACTCCCGGAGCTGGAATTACCTGAGCAGTAACACCGCAAGCGAAAGCGAAGCGAATACCAAACCTGAGTATGATCTACTCAAGCTGCTTGATAGGCTCCACTGCAGTTAGTAATGTGGTAGGGCTGAGGGAGTCGGCAAGGGCCTGGGGCATGGATGCCACGAGGGTATTGAATGTGGTTTGGTTGTCTGGTTGGAAGACACCACATCCCTTGAGTGTCTGGACCGCTAAACTCCCTGCTTTGTACACGTCAGAGTGATCCTGGATAGCCACTTGAAGGGTATCTAGGGAGTGATCGACGAGATCGGCTTTACGTTGGGCCACAGATTGAACAGCGGCAGCTACGATAGGGGCTCGTCGTAGTCTGGTGATAATACGAGAGATAGCGTGTGGTGATCGACCATACTTGGCTGCAATAGCTTTGCCGGATAAACCCGCTACGTGGTCCGCTAGGATCGAGTCCCGCTCTACCCCACAAATGGGGGCATTGCTCGCTCTAGCGCGAGTAGCGGTTGCTGTAGCGCTAGGATCTGCGCTTTGCGGTTCAATCATTGCCGAAATGTACCACAGGATGGTCCTGAGTGGTTCAAGAATCGTTCAGGACGGGCGATCTGGTTGGATCTTACCTTTGGGGGCGGGTTTGGGGAATCCTGATAGGTTGGGGCTTAAAAGGGAAAATCGAACGATTGGCAGAGGCAGCCCATATTAAGGCATAAGCCCCAAGCATGACTGGACGGCTCGTGTTGACTTCGGAGATGGCCGCAGCCACAGTGTGGATCTTCTATGATCCTGACGTAATTTGGCTGTTTGTTTATTTGCTTCTCCTGGTCGAGTAGCTCAATGATGCGATCCAAGCGCTTGATTAGCTCGTAATGGCGCTGAGTATCCAGGTCCGGCATGTTGTAGGCCGCTGCAAGGGTGGCAAGCGGGTTATCGCCTCCGAGAGTTGCTGGCTTTGGATTCTCCCGGTAGTTGGGATCTGAGAATTGCACTTTGCCTGTGTCCATTCCCGAAGTATACACACCTCGGTTGACAAACGCAAGCGCTTGGGTTACGATGACTCCATGTCTAAGAATCCTCATGCGGTAGCACTAGGGCGGAAGGGCGGAAGTGTCAGTGGAGAGACGAGCGAAGCCAAGGCTAAAGCCGCTCGGCGCAATGGCAAGAAGGGTGGACGGCCACGTAAGGAGCAGTCATGAGAACTGACTATTCCAAGAACACGCCGACCGCTCGCATGGAAATGCTCAAGGTGTTCTTCAGTTATGTAGTGGTCGGGCCGGATTGGGATTCGTGCTGGTCTTGGCGCGGCTACAAGGTTAACGGCTATGGCGTCCACACCAGCCCTTTCTACATGGCCAAGAAGGAATATGCCCACCGTATCTCTTGGCAGATTGCACATAGCCGACAAATCCCAAAAGGCAAGATGGTTCTCCATCATTGCGACAATCCCGAGTGCACTAGGCCGGATCATCTGTTCTTGGGAACCTGCAAGGACAACATGCAAGATGCTATTTCTAAAGGGCGAATGGCATGGCAGAAAAATAAGTTGAAAAAAGGCTTGACAAACCCAAGCGCTTAGCTTTATTATCGCTACATGGTCGATTCAATCAAACAAACGAACACGGCGGTCGCGGCAAGGGGTGTGCCTGAAGCTGACACTTGCATGGATTGCCGCAAATCCTTCCCAGTTGCCCAGCTTATCTCCGTCCGTGTTGGTGGCGGTTACGATCCTTCATGGGAATGGGTCTGCACGTCCTGCCAAGCGGAATCCGGCTATCCGACACACGCTGGTCAACCATCGGTAGCGGACCTCTGCTACTCAGACGAACAGTAACCCCAAATGCACGCAAACAAACACCACGAGGAGAAGAACATGGGAATCGCAAGCTGGGTAATCGTCGATAACGCAACTGGACAGGCCGTGATGGAAACGTTCAAGGCTTCGACGGCAGTGAGAGTCAACGCAGCGAAGTACACAGCGGTTCCCATTGAGCAGTACTTGATGGATCTGAATCGCAAGATCAAGAGCCTCAACTAACCCCAAGGGAGAAGGAAACACCATGAAGACCGCAACCAAGACCATCGAGCAATTCATTCAAGAGAACGGCATCCGTTTGACTTTCCGCGCAGCTTCCGACAATCCCAACATGGAAAGCTCGCGTGACATGGACCACTATCGCGTTACCTTGCACCACGCCGGACGGCGCATGACACTGACCTTTAGCAAGGGCGTAGGGCATCACGGCGCAGACCCCGAAGTCGCTGAGGTGCTGGATTGCCTGATTAGCGATTCATGGAGCGCCGATGAGGACTTCGCTGAATTCTGTTCCAACATGGGCTTCGATGAAGACAGCCGCAAAGCCTTGCGGATCTACAAGGCGTGTGTCTCGATCCGCGAGCGCCTGTTGTCGCTGCTCGGGCACGACCTTTTCAACGAAGCGCTTGCTTGCGAGCGTCTGTAACCTAACCCAAACCAAGGAGATCAGGACATGAGCAAAGGTAAAAAGCCGAGCAGGAAGCAGTTGTTAGCAGTGCTGTTTGAACTCAACCAATGGGCGGTAGGCAATCGCGGACGCAAGGAGGGCAACCCTTACGGCATCCAGCAAATATCGGACGCCTGCGTTGTGATCGCTGCCGAGCGTGGAATCTCTGACAAGTACGATTGGAACTCTCACACCGAGAAGATGCAGGGCATCCTCAAGCACCTGCCACTGCCACGAGTCGCGGCCTAGCCCCCAAAAGGAGAACCAATGAAAATAGAAATTAAAAGCTGGTGGAACGGATCAGTACTATTTGAGGGTGATTTTTCCTGCATCGCGGAGGCAGTATCGGCGGCTGTGCGATCGCGTGCCAACCTGACGGGTGCCAACCTGACGCGTGCCACCCTGACGCGTGCCACCCTGACGCATGCCAACCTGACGCGTGCCACCCTGACGCATGCCGACCTGACGCATGCCACCCTGACGGATGCCGACCTGACGGATGCCGACCTGACGCGTGCCACCCTGACGGGTGCCAACCTGACGGGTGCCGACCTGACGCATGCCAACCTGACGGATGCCGACCTGACGCATGCCAACCTGACGCATGCCAACCTGACGCATGCCAACCTGACG